TTACAATTGAAATGGGATCGAATGAATCAGGATCAGGTGCTTCAACATCTGGTGGAATAAGAGTTCAACATTATTATTCAGTTGGACCTGCAGTTGAAGAATCAGCAGCTGGTTGGGGCCTTGGATTATGGGGTGGTACTGCATTAGGTGCAGTTAGTTCTACTTTGGATGGTGCCTTAACTTCTTCTTCAACAAGTATTGTTCTTGATGACTCAAATGGATTTCCTGCTTCAGGAACTGTTGTAATAGATGATGAAAGAATTGCTTATACGACAAACACTACTGGTACAGGAACTTTATCAGGTTTAACAAGAGGATCAGATAACACAACAGCAGCGTCACACTCTGATGCAGCTACTGTAACTAATGCATCGGATTATACTAAATGGGGTGCATCACAAACGGGTGACATTGTAACAGCTCCTGGTATGTGGTCGTTAGATAATTTTGGTAATAAACTTATTGCAACTATTGCAGATGGTTCAAGTTTTGAATGGAATTCTAATGCAACAGGTGCAACGTCAACTAGAGCAACACTTATAAGTGGTTGTCCTACTGCATCACAATTTACTTTAGTTTCTACACCAGATAGACACTTAATTTCTTTTGGATCAGAAACAACTATTGGAACAACTTCTACACAAGATGACATGTACATTCGTTGGTCTTCACAAGAATCATTAACTGATTGGACTCCAACAGCAACAAATACTGCTGGTACACAAAGACTTGCAGATGGTACAAGAATTGTTGGAGCAATAAGAGGTAGAGATGCAATTTATATTTGGACTGATACTGCATTATTTATTATGAGATTTGTTGGTCCACCATTTACTTTTTCTTTTCAACAAGTTGGAACTAACTGTGGATTAATTGGACAGAACGCAGCTGTTGAAGTTGATGGTTCTGCATACTGGATGTCAGAAAATGGTTTTTTTAGATACACAGGTAGACTAGAATCTTTAGCGTGTTTAGTTGAAGACTTTGTTTATGATGGTTTAGCAGATGTACCTAGACAACATATTTATGCAGGATTAAATAATTTATTTGGTGAAGTAACTTGGTTTTATCCTGGTAGTGGTGCTACAGCTAACTCTAGATCGGTTACATACAATTATATGGATTCAGGCAGCGAGCGACCTATATGGACTGTAGGTTCATTAGCTAGATCTACTTGGGCAGACTCAGCCATATTTGGTAAACCACACGGCACTGAATATGATTCAAGTTCTACAAGTGATGCAACAGTTGGAAATACTGATGGTTGCACAACTTATTATGAACATGAAACTGGAACTAATCAAATTAAAGCAGGTGCAACAACTGCTATTCAAGCTAGTATTGAATCAGGAGATTTTGATATTGGTCAATCACCTATTCCGCAACAAGGTGATGGAGAATTTATAATGAAAATAAGCAGAGTTATACCTGATTTTTTAACTCAAACAGGAAATGCAAGAGTTACATTAAACTTAAAAAATTATCCAACAGATGCACAAGCAAGTTCATCTTTAGGACCTTTTACATCTTCAACAACTACAACCAAAATAGACACTCGTGCTAGAGCAAGAGCTATATCTTTAAAAGTAGATAATACTGGTTTAACTCAACACTGGAAACTTGGTACTTTTAGATTAGATGTACAACCAGATGGAAGAAGATAATGGCTAGAATTGTACAATCATTAACACAACCTAATAAGGAATATAATCAACAAGTACAACAATCGTTTGTTAGAGATGTTGATAGTATTGTACAAAAATTAAATACATCTTATCAAAAAGATTTAAAAGATGAGGCAGAAGCGGAGGCTTTCTTTTTAGCATAATGGCAAATAGTTTCGTAAATAAAAAAGCAGATTTAACAAGCACTAGTGCAACAACATTATATACTGTGCCTTCTTTTTCTACTGCTGTTATTAAATCTATATTGGTATCTGAAGATTCAGGTAATGCTGATACAATTACTGTGACTTTAACTGATACTTCTGATAATGTATTTAGCCTTTTTAAAACAAAATCAATATCGGCAAACGCCACTACAGAACTGCTATCAGCACCTTTAATTGCTCAAGAAAGTGAAGTAATAAAAGTGACTGCAGCTACTGCAAATAGACTACATGTTGTGCTTTCAGCTTTAGAAATTAAACCTAGAGAGGTTACAACATAGTCTTGCTTTACTTGTAAAAAACAAGTAATAATGTAAATTCAGGTGAAATCCCTGCCTTTTTAACACAAAAAACATTAAACATATATGATTACAAGAATGAAAATGCCAAGACAATTACGTAATAGAGGTGGAATTATGACCATTGGTGGCGGTGGTTATACAGGTATACCTATGGGTAGTAGAACAGGTTTTGGATTAATTAGTAAAGTTAAAGATCGAGTAAGAAAACTTATACCAAATGAATTAGCAAATGTTGCAGTTAAGGCTGCACCATTGGTTGCTATGATTCCAGGTTATGGACCAACAACTGCAGCGTTAATGAGAGGTATAGGTAGATTTGATCAAAGAGGAAGTTTATCTGATGCACTTAAACAAGGTATTGGAACTTATGTAGGAGGTGAATTATTTGGCGCTGGCATGGAAAAAATAGGTTTAAGAGATCCTGGTGCTAAAGGTATAGGAGAATTTTTTGGTGAGGAAACTAGAAGCAAAGCAAAAACTTTATTTAAAGGTGATCCAAAACCACCAATTGATGGTAAAGAAAGAGGAGGACTTGAAACAGTTCAAAAAGGAGTTGATTTTATTACAGATAAAGCTCCAATATTAAAAAAATTACCAGATGATGTAGCACAAAAATTATTAGTAGGTGGAGCTATTGCTGGTGCTTCTGCACTTTATAGTTATTTTACAGGAGAGTTTGAACCACAACAACCTGGTGAAACTATGGGTGAGTATTTAGCTAGAAGAGATGAACGTGTTAAACAACAGATGAGAGGATACATGGATAGTTACTACACACCATTACGTAATCCACAGTATGCAGCTATGAGTGATGAAGAAAAAAATAATTTTATAGATGGTATTGTTGGTCAAGGCATGGCAACCGGTGGACGTGTTGGATATCAAACTGGTGGTATTACTATGGCTAATACACTTGCAGAAAATATAGCTCGTAATAGAGCTAACCAAGCTGCGTTTCAACAATCAATTGCACCTGCACGACAAAGAGTTAAAGAACAAATAACAAAAACTCAAAGAACACCTATTCAAGAATATGCAATGAGTGATGATAGTATTTTAGGACCACTTTCAAAAAAAGCAGCATCTACAATAATGGCAGGCCAAGATAAAAGTCAAGCTGCATTAGACGTTTTAAACCAAACTATGACACCTACTAAAACTACAGATACAAGTCAAGCGATTAGAATTGGATCAGGTGATCAACCTAATTATGATAACTCATCAAAAATTTATGATATGATAGGTGGTGCAGAACTATATAGATCTCCAGATGGTTATGAAATTAAAAATAAAGATGGTCAATTTACTGCATTGGGTGGTAAAGGAGAAAGTCTTGCAGATTTTTTATCTAGTGGTGTTATAACAGAAGGAAGTCTTTTAAATTACCAAACACCAGCCATGGCAGATAGTGCTAGTGCAAATTTACTTTCAGGTTTTTCAAGATTTATAGCTAATGATGCATTACAACCACCAGGATCATACAATTATATAGACAACAGAGGTAATATATATACAGAAAAAGAATATGCAGATTTAAAAAATATAGATCAAACAGGTATGCCTAAAGCAATAACTCAAGATGATATAGATACTTATAATTTTACAAGGGCAAACTTACCTTCAAGACTTGTAAAATTACTAACACCTCCTGTTGAACCAACTTATTCTTATATAACTGAAACAGGAGAACCTGCTTCAGGACCAGGACCGAATATTGGAAGAATAGCAAATTATAAACCATTACCAATGGCAAGAGCACCAATACCTAAAGAATTATTAATGGCTGGTTTTGAAGATTATATAGCAGACAATCCTGATGCAATGTCAGGGATGGGAATAACGGCTATGGTGCCGGTTACATTACCAGGTGGTTATGAACATGAATTTTCTGGTAGTACAGAAGCAAATGCTTTTAATAAATATTTAGAATCTATTGGGCAACCTTCTTGGACGAGAAGACTACCACAATTTTCTAGTAGTAGAGAAGCAAATGCTTATAATAAATATTTAGACAAACAATTAAAGCAAACATTTGAAGAAGATTTAGGAGATTTTGGACCAGATGGAATAGTTATAGATGGTAAAAAATATTATAGTCAAAAAGAAGCAATAGCAGATATGGGTATTGAAAGATATAATATGTTCATGTCTAAAGGCGGCAGGGTTGGGTTTAATAGCGGTAGCAATGGATTATCAAAATATGAAATATTTAAATTAAAAGAATTAAAATATGATGTAAACAAATATGGTGCAGACCATTATGGTGGAGTTAAAGTATTAAGAGAAATTTTAGATTTACATGGCTATAACCAAGGCGGCAGAGTCGGTTTGATGGGTGGAGCTATGCCAACAGGTATTATGAGAACAAATAAAGCAGGAGTCATGGAACGAGATTACAGAGATAAAGGTGGCTTTGTACCAGTAGGTATCAAAGAAAAAGCAGATGACGTACCAGCTATGTTATCAAAAAATGAGTTTGTTTTTACAGCAGATGCTGTAAGAGGAGCAGGTAATGGAAGCATTGAAAAGGGAGCACAAAAGATGTATGATACAATGAAAAATTTAGAGAGAAGGGTAGTTTAATGGCAATCGACACAAAAAAAATGCAAGATGATGCATCTAATATTTTTAACTTATTAAAAAAGATTTCTCCAGGTAGTGGAATAAAAAAAGTTGCTGAAAGGTTACAAGGTAATCAATCTCAAATTATAAAAGCCATTAAACAAATTTTAAAACTTAATCCAACAACAGGTGGAGCAACACAAGCTATAGAATTTCTTGTAGATAGATATAAATTACCTGAATCAGTTGCAACAAGATTAGTAGCAAA